TTGTTCATCTCAAGTGCCATCAGATCCAGTTTCTCGTTTGCTGTTGCTGTTAAATCTTCAGCCATCTGTTTGCCAATACCGGGAATAACTTTAACTGCATCGGCTACACCTTCAAGAATTGTTGCGGATAAAAACAAACCAATAACTTTAAACGAAGAAGTGATAACCTCGTATATTGCAGAACCTTCTTTAAATGTTTCCTCAAACATTGTGGTAAGGCCAGCAACAGCGGCTTGAAAAAGCCTGACAATTTCATTTGTCAGTTCCATAAACTTCAACTTGCCGGTCTCATAAATAATGTTGAAAGCATCTGTCCATTCCCCACCGGCAAGGCTTTCCAGAACAGCACGAAGCGGTTTGGAAATGTTTTCCATAATCTGTTGACCAAAAGCGGCGGCATCAAACTTGGACATTTTGTCCGTAAGCGTTGATAGAGATTCAATAAATTGACTGAGCAAACCAACGCCAAACTCACGAAGTTTGCCACCCAAGACGGTTAGATTGTCTCCAACTCTATCAAAAGAAGCACCAGAGGTTTTTAGGATCTCTTGAAGAGTCGTCGTTTCCTTTGACGCATTATCCATTTCTTCCGCATAGTTATTTAACAAAGCAAGAGTTTTGCCTCCTGACTTACCAAAAAGTTCCATTGCAATCGCAGTTTTGTCAGTCGGGTCTTTTATTGCTCCGATTGCTTCAGCTATTGCGGCAAATTGCTCGTCAGGAGAAAGCATTAAAAGACCTGATACAGATAGGCCAAGCTCACGGATCTTCTCGGCCTGTTTGCTCATGGGATCATTTGCGGCCTCAAGAGACTTTTGCATCTTGTTAATGATTGTCCCCAAGTCCTCGGCCGCAACTCCGTTGTTTTGAAAGGCCCGTTGAAGGACTACAAGATTTTCAGAAGCAATCCCGGTGCGTTCAGAGAGTTCAGAAAACTCTTTGGCAAAATCCAGACCGCCCTTGAATATCTCAATCACTCCTTGAACGGAAACGTATCCAGCCGCAAGCGCGGCAAGGCTTCCGACCATGCCTGTGAAAACGCTACCAAGGGCTTCCCCGGCTTTTCCTACCTCGGAAAATGCGCCAACGACAACATCTTTGCCGGTTACTCCTAAACTGACGGATACATCACTCATGGTGAGGCGGCGTCGGCCGTTTTAAGGGCATAGCGGATTTCTGTTCCAAGGCTTTTAAAGAATTTATCTTTAGAAATGCGGATTGCTTCTTCGTGGTCGGGTTTTCTTAATGCTTTATCGGCCCAAGGAAGTTTGTTTGTAAGAGTTATTTTTGGAGCCATCATATTGCTCCCGTCCATGACATTGTGAGGAACGCTGCCTGCATGACGTCTTACCCAAGTTGGTATTCCAGAAAGGGCGTCTTGAATGTCAGCATTTACAGAAATGGCACAAGCCGCCCACGCCGCTTTTGTAAAACCTACAAGAGCCTGTTTCTGTTTAATATATTCTTCAAGGTAGCCCGATTTAAAAACCACATCGCGCCCTTTCCAGCCCTTACGGACTCGCCCATAATCATTGCGAACTTTTTTGTGGAGATTTGGGTCTGCATAACCAATAAAATTTAACAGCATAAACCCTTTAACATTTCGTGAGATTGCAGAAACGCGAGCAATATCAAAGTCCTTAATTGCTTTTAGTAAATCTTTTCTCAACCGTTTGTTGTCTGTTACAATTTCCTGAACCGTTTCTTTAAATGATTTTATGTCACTTTTGAATGGAAGGTTGATTTTTTCCATTGGTCGCATGACACGAAGAATGTCGTTTTGCACTGCTTTTTCCCCAAGTTTCCTTGCTTGTATATCTTTCCCGTATGGAGGAACTGAATAAGCAAGGTTGACCGCCAAAAGCCTCGCACCACGACGCATGGACGCACCAATCTCTTTTCCTGTGACGTCTTGGTAACGCTTCATGCGCTCAAGAAGTTGAGTGTTATCAATCTGGATTTTAGGGGTCGCCATGTGTTCTTTACTCTCCCTCTGTCAATGGCGTCCAGACGTCATCGGCCCACCGGAGCATTTTGCCGCCGATCCATGTATGGTAATCCAGAAGGCGCATTCCCTCGCTGAAAGGTAATTCCCACACGATATAATCGTGGCTCCAACTTGTTTTTGAGGCGAGGCCGCCGATGTAGCTAATTAACCACGACGGCCTCCAGCTTTTTTTGGCAATGGCTCCCCGGAAGGCGCATCAAGTTCGCCTTTAAGTGAAGTCCTTGCTTTCACCATTTTATTGACCAATTCAAGGACAAGTGGAGTTGCTTCATTAAATACCCCGGCTTCATATTCATCCAAAAACTGATAAACTCTTGCGCGAAACTCTACACCATTAGCACACAAACGGCGGACTTGATCGCGTGGCTGTGATTGCGCCCAAAGGATAGCCCCGACATCAAAGGCAACAGAGGTGGTCTTTCCTACCACCAGACCGATGCCAGCCTCCATTAGCATTGCAAGATCCCCTGCCGAAATAGGACGAAGAGAAAGACCGGCAATCTCAATAGATGGTCGTAGGATTTCGTTGTCGAGTTCACGGTTTCTATCTTCCGTGTTAATCTCGGTGAGGTCATCAATGTTTTGTTTTTTCATAAGAGGTGGTGACGCTTAACTGGCAAGCCGGGCCAGTTGGTCGCGCTCGGAACGTCCGAGCAAAGAAGTCACAGCAAGGCGATGGTCGCCGCGCTGAAGAAGTTTATGTGATGGAACTTTGTGGCTTTCCGAAATTACATGAGTTCGGTTGAACATAATTTCCCGCGCCAAGAAAAAGACTGTTAGATTGGAAGGGCGGCTCATGCCTTCCGGGGCTGGCTTTTCCCATACTGAAATGAAATCGGCTATTGATTCGCCGGCATCATTGGTTCCTCTAAAATGCCAAAAGAATGTTTCTCGGCCTCCCTGCTCAATCCGTGTGCATTCGCTACCATTCCGAAAAGGAAAGCCTGCGGCATGAAGGCTGATTGCCAGCTTCAGATCGCCCGTAGAAAACCATACTCCCTCTAAATCCGAATTATTCATTTTATTCAAAAGGGGCAAAAGCCCCTAATCAGATTTGCGGGTAGCGACTAAAGTTGACCGTGATAGTCTTGAAAGCTCCTTGGGCTTTGGCGGTAGCAACGGAATCAACGCAAACGGTTCCGGTAGTGACTCCACCGACCGATTCCATGTTGGCAAGGGTGAGGGCCACACCAACCGAGGCGGCGGCTACACCAGATGTTCCAGCAATAGTTCCAGCAACAGAGCCGGTGACTTTCTGGTTTGAATAAGCAACTAAAGCAACATCGCCACTTGCATTTTTAATTTCAACCTTGTCCGATGATGCGGACATATTGAAAGAAGAGAGAAGGATTCCGGTTTCGTTAGTTGCGCCAAAAGTGACGCCTGCGGTGGAGCCTAGTAGGGTTGCCATGATAAACATGGCGACCTGTCAACTATTCTGTTAGAGAGAACCGGCGTGAACTGTTAGCGTCCAAGTTCTGCTAATTGTTCGATCACTTCGGTTATCTGAAACCGATCCGTCGTAAAGAACGCCAAGGACAACCACATCCGAGTTTGAAAGTGTCGTGATATTGGAAGAAAGAGAAGTTTCCACTTTGGAAAACAAGGTTTCTACCGAGGCGTTGCCGCTTGTTTGCGAGCTTGAAGCGGCGGGAAAAGCGTTTGCCGTGATCTGGATTTGAACCTGACAGGCATACACCTGAAAGCCAACGATGGATTCAGAGCCGCGAGTAGTGGAAACTGTTATCCTTGGAACTACCGCAATCTCGCTGTCATCGTTTGCCGGGACAATGCGAATTGATCCCAAACCGCTAACTGCTTTTAGCCGAGTGCATATTGACCGAGATAGAGATTGTTCCAGCGTCATACAATGGCCTCTGCACAAACAAGTTCATATCCGTCAGCGGCCGCATTGACCGATTCAATCTGATAACTTTGACCTCTTGAAATAACCAGTTCTCCTATTTGTGGGACTACACCATTTAGGTTAACACTTCTGATTGCCATATTTGCGCCGCGATGAATAATGTGACCACCATTTTCCCACAAATCTTTCATAGATGTAGAACTTACAACGGCTGGAACCGTCATGCCGGCATAAATTACCGTTTCGCCAGCTACATCTTGCAAAGCTGATAAGGCTATATCTAAAAGGACATCGGCGGCTTTCACTTCTTGCGGCGTCCTGTCAATGGCTTGCTTTTTTTAAAAATGGAATCGTAATTGTTTCTGAAGGATTCAGAGAAACAAGAGCGAGGGCATGACCCTTTTCCATTGGTTCCAATACCCTGAGACTTTTTGAAGCTAGTAATCTCTCGTTTTGTATCTGCTATTCCAGCCGGTGAACAATCAAGGTTCATGTCGGTATTATTGGGTTTTCTCTACACGTTCTTCGGACGTGTCGATTTTCTTTGCATCTGGATTTCTACGATCAAAGACTTCTTTGCCAAAAGCATAGGCTTCCGGGCTGTTCATGATGGAGTAAGTGTTGTCCATTGGAACTTTTCCACCACAAGGATGATGATGCTGAAAAGTAATTGCCGATGGTTTAACAATTCCAGCTTTGTAAGCTCGGTGCGAAAACTCGCTGTCGGAATATACTCCGCGATATTCGCTTGAGAGGTATTCGCCTTCAGGAAGTCCAAGGGCTTTAGGAGCAGTCTTTGTGAATATGTGCGTGATGAGAAGGTCATCTGTTCTTAATCCATCTTTCACGGCAAGAATTGCCGGTGCATTTGTGTCGCCAATATCAGACAACACGGATTCATCCCACCATATCGGAGCCTCAATATCATCGGCTGACCCGACAATCACGCTACCTTGTGCGGCTTGATACGCCGTGTTCATATTTAAAACATACGTTCCTCCAACATCTTCAAGGTGACCGGCGGGTGTTAGCACATGGCGAAACCGGCCAAGGATTGATCGGCTTTCCATATCGTCCTCACCAATCGCAAAAATGTATTCCACGGAGGCCGGGTCTTTTGCCCTTTCTAGGAACTTGGCGCGGATCATGGCAGACTGAAGAGGCCGACCGCGAACAGGGTGAAGGACGCTGATCTTCTTTCCACCCTTCTCAAACATTGCGGTTTCCAGTTTGTCGGCATCTTGATCCATGCCATTCAGCCGAAGGGCGCACGTTAGGACATAGATTCCCGCCCATCCATAAAGGCCATTCCTATGCGTCCAAGGGGTTTCCCTTGGTGTCGGCAAGGCAATAGCCATCCGAGCGAGTGCAAGGGCTTCCTGTGGCCTTGCAAGGTCGCTATATGTGGCGGACATATAGCAAAGGGCTTCACGCCTCCACGGTTCCATTCCCCATGCCTCGCGAAGCAACGCCAGCCGAGCGTCTGCGTCCTCAGTCCAGCGTGACAGCATGATATACAACTCATACGCTTCACACGTTTGCAGAACGCTTTTATCCTCTTGCCATGTCTTAATTGCCGCCATCGCGGTATTGATGGCATCGTCCTTGCGCCCCAAGGCTTCGTATTCTTGGCAAACGTAAAACTGATAGCGGGCTTCAGGAGGAAGCGACTCTATAATGCGGACATTCCGTTCATTAGGGCCGTCAATACGGTTTGTTCCGGGGAGGTGAGTGATTGCGGCAACATCATCCTGAGCGCGGTCAGCATCCTTGTTATTGGGAATTAAATGCTCATGAACTGCACCTGACCATTTTGCCGTTCCTGTTCTGACAATACGCTCCCTGAAGGGTGAGAGGCCGTTGTTGGAAAGCCGATAGGCCATGTGAAGAATATCAAATCCCTCTCCGTTGATTAGCTCCTTGATGCGTTGAACGCTGGCCTCATCAATTACGTCGTCCGTGTCGGCCCACATTAAGAAATCGTGACCGGCGGCTTCTCCCATATCAAAAGCCTGTTGCCTAGCCGCGCCAAAGTTGTCCACATGAGGCCAATCGGCGTGATCCTCGGAGTTCTTATAGATGCCAACCTTGCAACCAAGACCCTCGGCAATCTCAAGCGTCTTGTCGGGCGTTAAACCGCCTACCGCTTGAACAATATAAATGTGAGGCGTTAACTGTTGAAAGCTAGTGACAAAGCGTTCGATTAAATGCTCGACGTTCCCGGCAATGGCGCAAAGCGCAATGGTTTTTTCAGACATATTCAACGACCAAAAAATGTCAACACGGGCAACAAAAAGCCTCGGTCACCGTTAGGCAACCGAGGCGTTTCTGTGGAGGGATGAAACCTTACGAGGCAAAGCGAACCGCACCCTGAGTTACACCGGCAGTCCAGCCTGCAAGTGCTTCAAATGTCGTGAAATGTGTTCCCGACGCTGGTGCATAGTGCCTGCGGTATGTGAGCGAAAGTCCACTCTTCTCATCGGTCACAACTTTGCTCTCGATGTAGTAGGAAGAATCCTGTGGAACCAGAGGACGAACCGCCAGAGCGATTGCCGAAGGATGAGCAACAAACCCCAGCGTATTGGCGGTGGATGGGATTGAAGAAACCTCAATCACATCAAGACCAAGAACGCGAGGAATGCGACCTTCCTTGATGGCGTCACCACCAAATGCAAGGTTGGCAAGCAAGTTTGTGCTGTCACTCAGGAGGGTGTCGAAGCAATCGTTGTTGAGAACCATCACGGCCTCGTCAATAGGAACACCGGCGGCGGCAAGGGTCTTGCGAGCCTTGCGGACGTTAGCGATACCGAAGCTGACCGCGCCGCTTGTCACGGTGCTGGTGGCAAAGAAACCCGTGGTGCAAACCAACGAGGTCATCAAAGCCTGTGAGATTGCGATAGCAACCGACTTGCCCTGCTGCGAAGCAAACTTCTCAATATCAAGGAAAGAGGAATTGTGCCATTGGCTATCCTTGATTCCAACTGTTGCCTTGCGATACTGACTTAGGCTGATGTCGGCATTGGAAGCCGAGCCGCTGTCTGCACTCTCGTAGCTATTCTCCGCCGTGGTAGCCGTGATATTGGCAACGAGGGGAACGCTGATGACCTGACCGCGACGAGCCGCATCCGCCTGATAAGAGGTCGAGAAGCGAGCAAAAGGGGCAAGCGTGTTAGTGAACGCCTGAAGAGCCAACTGGCTGATCAGCGTGTCGTTTAGTCCTGTGATTGTGACGGCCATTGTAGTGTTTGGTTGGGGTGATTAGTTGTTCGTGATTACTTGATTTCAGCCTTGGGAAGCATTGCGCGAAGTGCTTTGTCATTGGCGCGAGCAAAAGCAATCTTCTCTTTAAGTGAGAGGGATTCAAACTTCTCGACAAGGTTTTCCTCAACTGGCTCGGTAGCAACCGGGGAAGCACCTTTGCCAGCCTCTTCCAGAACCGAAAGCTTGCTCATAACCGTGTCGAGTTTTGCGCTCATCTCGGAAGCGGTTTCCTTGGCAATGCTCTCGTCAATGGCCTTCTGGTCATCGGTTTCGTCTTGTGCAATAAAAGCGTCAATCTTGTCGGACAAGGCTTTAATCTGAGAAAGAATCTCGGACATAGGATCGGCGGCGGTGTCGGTAGGAGGGGTAGGATTTGCCATAGCGGTTGTAATTTCGGAAGTGTCAACCTTTGGCACACTAAAAAGCCCCATCATGTTTGCGGCCGGTTGGTCAACAAGGTCTGCGGAATAGATTTCTGAACACGTTGAGTAAGCATAATCACCCTCAATCCGAGGCGTTCCGCTAAATGAGATGGAAAGGCCAAACTGATCTGGCATTTCGGCGGCAAGTTCTAGGATGTAGTCACGAGCATCGTGCTTGCTGAGAAGGTGTAAATCGGCGCGGAGTTGCTTGCCATCAAGATTGAAATTACGGAGTGAACCCACAATGCTTTCCGCGCCGCTGTAATGGTTCATCTTTACTTTAAGACCGCCCGAATAAGAGGAGGCGCAATCCATGACCTGACTCAAAGTCGTAGAATCAATCATCACTTGCTTCTGCTCGTATAAGTGACCGCGAGCTTCGCCTTCCGTAATTACGGAAACGCCTGTTATGATTCCCTTGTCGGCGTCAATGCGTGAATCGGCGGCAAGGGCAAAATTAAAAATTGAATCCTTCATGGTTATGGCGTGACGTCAACAGGGGCGGCATCTTGAATTGGTTCAGGCGTAAAACTATCAAGTCCACCAAAAATGCCTTCAATCAAAGCATCTGTCACAAATGGAAACGATGATTTTGCAATCGCAACGCCTGAGTGTTTTGGCAAGCGTCCTTCTGAAACAGCTTTTGCTATATCAATAAGTGCCTCAACTTGCGCTCCGTTTAGCGCGGTAGATTGCACGTCCGCTGAGTTCATTTGAGGTTTATCATTTTTAACTTCTATTGATGAAGGGTTTTTATTTTCCCCGGTAGATTGGTCAGTCTGTTGTATTGATGAAACCCCGCTTCCCTGTCCGCCATCTGTGGAATCGGTATATTCAGGGGTAACAATCGGTGCGCCTGAATGGGTGGCAATTACTTGAATCAGTTCAACCGGGATACCGGCTGTCTCAGCCTGTTTCTTGACCCATGAAAGCTCCTTGATCTTCTGAGTGATGACCTCTTGCCAATCGTCTCCACGTTCTCCGCAAATATCTGCAATGGATCGAAACCCGATTTTGTAGTCCTCTCGGTCTTGGGTGGAATCTCTGCCGTTATCCACCGTGATTTTCCTTGGAGTCTGCCAAACAACAGGCCACCAATCTTGCGGCGCATTTTCAATTTCTTTGCGTTTTATTGCCTTAGCAATCACATACCTCCAAGTGCGAGAAAGAAATCTGTTAATGATGGTTGCCTGTCTTTGTTCAAACCTCCTTGCGGCTTTAGCCATAACAAACCTTTGTGCTGTTCCAGCAAGTTGGCTTGCGTCGTAGCAAAACTCATACGGAAGTCCAAGGCCAACAGAGGCAGACCGGATTAACGCATCCGTGAAGGGGATCAGATTGTTGTTGGGGCGATCCGACCGAAAGCTATCAACGCTTTCCCCAGTCTTGACGCGAGGAATCATGCCGCCTCCAAAAATATCCTCAACAGTTATTTTGCCATCGCTTGAGGAGTTTGTATCTCCAAGAAACCCATCACTCACAGAGCCGGTCTTGTTGCTGATTACCAAACCAAGCGCGGCGTTGATTTTGGCCGAAGAAATCTCAAAGCGTCGGAGGTCATCCCGATCTGCTAGGTCATTGATTGCAACCGCTGTCCGAGGAAAGCCTCTGATCTGATCCGCCCTTTCAAGCTCGGTGATGTGGATCATATCCTCAGCTTGAACCGTTGTGAAGCTTGTGCCATCTCCGCCGGTTAAAATATAATACTGAACCGGACGTCCCAGAGAAGATAGGCGGACGCCATCAACAATGTTTTTGTCCTGTTGAAGCGCGGGAGGGGTGGCGACTCGGTGAGTCTCTATGAGTTGGAGTTGTGGGTATCCATCTTTTGATTCTGTAAGAATACAAAAGATTTCTCCGTCCCGATCAATCGTCTCGGAGACAATTTTCTGAATGGTCGCCATATCCATGCGCCCGGTAATCTCAGGGATCTTGCACCACTCCTTCCAATAGGATTCAGCCGCATTGTTAAAATCATCCGATTCAGTCCTTGCCTGTGGCATAATTCCACTTCCAACAGAGTAGAGGGCAAGATCCATAATTGCCCCTTTTATGACTGAATTGTTATACCACAACTTTCGAGAAAGGGCGACAAGGCGGTTGCGGTCGCCAAAAGAGACATCAGTCCTAGAATCTGCCGCCGAAACAACAATGTAGGGACGTTCCTTGGTCAGCGGGGCCGCCGCATCAACCATTCGCTGAAACTTAAAAAGATTAGGCGGTAGGATACGCGACAGAATGTTCATTTACAAAACGTGGGTAAGTTACACTTCGACCAGATTGTTTTCCTAATTGAATTTGCAGGGCATCATAAATAATGTGTTGCAATTCAATAGATGAGTAATCTTTAAGCAACGCGGCTGATCTTCCGCCTGCTGACGATTGAGTTACAAAAGCCAACTCACCGCGACCCTCAAAAATGCGAGTTTTGCAATCTTCATGAATTTTCAGGAGTTCTGCTCCTGTAAAATTGATTGCAAATAGCCGGGCGTGAGTCATGCCCTCCGCGAGTCGTCAACTTATGGCAAGGACATCCCGCCACCTCTAGCGGAAAGCCATTAGCTTTCCATCGGTGGGCGGGAGTCATCTTTTTTGTTGTCGTCAACTATGCCAGAAACTTCACTTTGTATAAGTTTTCCAAAGGCCGCATAAGCACAAAGCATTGTTTCACAATCGTAAAGGTGATCCGGTCGAGATTTTACCCTAACCCATTCGTAGATGTCGCGGCCCGTCCGTCGGTCAATCCGATGGCGTTTCGTATGACTCTTCAAGTGTTCCCGATATTCAGGAGAAACATCGCTTGCAATTTGCCAATCTGATCCACGACCTCGCCGTAACCATGCAAGTAAGTCCTGACAGGCGGGAGAAGAGAACAGAAGGAGCATACACCCGGCATCGGTCATCTGTGGAGGAGAGTGAACCTTGCGAACTGGAACCATGTTAATATGGTGGGTATAGGAGTTACGATCTTCTCCCTTAAGGGCTGTCCAACCATACCGAGCGCACACCCGATATGTGTCTTGTGTCTGGTATCCAGAATCCATTGCCACAAATTTCGGTTTTACTTTTAGGCCAACACAAATCCTTTCGTATGCATCTTCAACAGTCTGAATCCTTCCTTCATCAATGAGGCGAGAACTGCCATCATCCGCATAGGCTCGGACAACATACCAAAGGTGGTCAATCTGACGGTCAATCGCGGCAAGGCGTATCTTTTCCCGATCCCACTCCGCGCCCTTTTGATGAATGCCAAGTGTCGTGATCTCCTCCACTTCATCGTTAAACTGATCTTCCCAAGGGAGGGCCAGCCATGAGTTCACAAAGTTCTGCAATCCCTGAAGGTATCCCTTCTCTGTAAGGAATTTTGTGGCACACATCGCCCATGTTATTTGCGGCGAATACAGAGAAGAAATTTGCATGGATCGACGACCCGGCTCTCCCTTGTTTGTTGCTCTCCATTCACCACGGGCAAGCATGGCGTCCTTGTCGGAATCTGTTATTTCTCCGTCGCAAGACTCACATCGGTAGGTTGCCGTGGCTTGAACTTTGGCAAAGTCGTATTTTCCGTCTTGACCCTTGCAATCGGAGGCCCACTTGATGCGATCAAAAACAAGTTGCTGAAAGTGGTCACAATGAGGGCAAGGGACAAAATAGTATTCCTGTGAACCGGCAATGAATTGTTGCCAAATGTCCGCCGTTGCCATCGTCGGCGTTGAAGTTAGGACGTGTTTCCTTCTTGGGAACGCCTTTGTTCTCTCCATCGCAAGACTAAAAGCCGCCGCTTCCTTGTTTGTTGGAGGCGCAAACTTATCCAACTCATCCAACACAGCAATTTCCACGGGCCGAGAACTAACTGCCGAGGGAGAGTTGCTTCCGACCATTGCAATCTGCGCCCCTCGAAAATGCATTTCCAAAATCTTCAGCTTGTCAGGGTTTGGGTGATACTGCTCAACCACTTCAGGACAAGCATCGAAAATCGGGCGCAACCGTGTTTCACTAAATGACCGGGCAAGATGCTCGGTTGGCATGACAAAAATTATCGGCGCGGGGTCGGTTGCTATCCTCCACGCCAGCCAGTTTGTCAGGGTCAGGGTCTTTCCGCTTTGTGCGCCCCAACAAAGGACAACCGTATGGGTGTTTCCGTCCTCCAGAGCCTCATAAACGCCCCTGACATAAGGTGTATGGTGCGTCCGATACGGCCCTTTCCACGGGGAGGGGACTGATGATGGAATGGTGATGTTTGCCTCTATCCACTCCTTGCAAGTCTGAACCGGCCTTGGCTTTAGGAATGACCGGCAGTATGCATCCAACTCTTCAAGTTGGTCGTTCATTTACCACGCGATGACGCGATCTCCTCAAAAGTTTTGCCTGACTCGTGGACAGCTTTTTTGCCGGTGAAGTCCTGCCATCGGTTGATAATTACGTCTGCAAACTTTGGATCAAGCTCCATCACAAAAGACTTTATGCCATGCTTTTCTGCGGCAATCAGCGTTGAACCACTTCCCCCAAAATAGTCTGCAATGGTGTTTGCAGATAGTTTAAACCTCCTAATGATCCATTCCACAAGAGACACAGGCTTTTGTGTTGGATGCACTCGGTTGGTTTTTTCTGATGCTTTTGTGAACCTGCGAACAACGCTTCGAAAGTTTGCCCATGCAAGCTCACAATCGGTTTGATCTGACTCTCCATTATTTTTATCCCAAACAATCCAGCACTCGCTGTCAGGCAATGCTGAACTGTAATAATTAGCACCCCACCAAATCTGCTTTGCTTTTGGGAAAAGGCTAAAGATTAACCTAAATGAATCCTTTGCTATATCTGGATTCTCATCTCCTAAAATATCGGTTTTGTAGTTTTTTGAAAGCACACCAGATTTAGACACAGCATTCATTCCGTATGGTGGGTCAGTGTGGATTAGGTCTGGATAAATCCCATCCATCAGCCTCTGCACCCCATCAATGCTTGTTGAGTCTCCGCACATCAGCCGGTGATTACCTAGCGTCCAGACATCTCCAAGCACCGTCACAGGATCGGTTGGAGGTTCTGGAACCTCGTCTGGATCTGTCTGGCCTTCTGCCTCTTCCATTTCCAAGACGGCAAGCTCCTCGTCATCAAACCCCAAAATATCCAGATCAAAGTCAGCCTCTTTCAAGTCCGCAATTTCAAGCCGCAACATCTCATCATCCCATCCAGCATTCAAGGCAAGCCGATTGTCTGCAATAATGTAGGCTTTCCTCTGTGATTCAGTAAGTCCGTGAAGCGTGATTGTTGGGACATCTTCAAGAGCCAACTGTTGCGCGGCCATAACGCGACCATGCCCGGCAATGATGGTATTATTTTCATCCACCAGAACCGGGTTGGTGAATCCAAACTCACGAATGCTTCCAGCTATCTGAGCAACTTGCTGATCAGAATGTGTCCGCGAGTTCCTAGCGTATGGAATGAGGTCGCAAGTTTTTTGATATGTGATTTTTAATTGGTTAATTTTCATAAGTCTTTCTCTCCTGCGGAAATCTGAGTCATCATTCCTTGCACCCATTCATCAACAACACGTCGGGCGTGTTCGGCGCGGGTCGGGTCTAGTTTGGAACAAAGTGTTGATGGCGCATTCAGTAGTGCGGCGCGGATCTGATTAAGGACGGAAGCAAAGACATTCTTTGCGCCAGCCATTGTGACCGTCTCTTTGTTTCTTAAACGGGCATCCTCAACACGATCCTGTGCCTCCATGCGATTCCTTTGGGCTTCTCGATGCGCCCGCAATGATAAAGGGAGAGCCGCCACCTCGTTTGCTTTGAAAGCACGAGTCACAAGTGAATAAGCAACAAGCTCCTCTTTGATTGCTCTAGCCAAAAGACCTTCAATGCCGGGGTCGGAAATCAGCTTTTGCTCTGGTGTTTTTTCAGTTGGTGGATCTGGAAGGGTGGGAACCTCTGATGCAAGGGTTGCCGATGGCCGTGGTGTTATTGTGGCGTATTGCCTTCTCCATTCCTCTGCCTCTTCCACGCTGTCCAAGGGCATCCCACGCTTCACTAACTGGCTGATGCGCCCTTTGGTAACACCCCACTTTTCAACTAGCATCTTTTGACTGACCTTCTTCATGTCGAACCTCAATCAGTCAACCAAAAGTTTAGCCTGCTCTAAACTCGTAAAACGCACATATTCATCGGGAGTGCGCTCAAC